CGCAACTTTGCCTTCCGCGACCCCGTTCCAGGGGGAACTACGCTAAGGGCTAACCTTAGCTAGATATGGTCACAGTGTGACCATGGTGGTCCGATCCTTTTCGGACTCTGACCGATCAAGCTGCGCTTGATCGGGGAATCGAGATAACTTATAGTTATCGCGAAATCTCAACCCTTTTCGGGTTAAGAACTCCTTTGAGATTTGAAGCTCAGAGGAATGAACCAAGTGGAGTACCGGCTTGGTCATAGGGTTTCCCATCATGAAACCCTCGTTAATCGCTCCTTTCCAGTCCACGGGAGCGGATGTCACACCATTGTCATCGGCAATGGTGTTATGCACAACCTCGGTAACGGGTTGTGGTTCAAGCATGGTTTTGATGACCAGCTTGCCATACATTCGGGGGAACCCGATGTAGTCGAAGAACGCACTTATGTGCGCCCATCCTACGGCCTTACAAATGAAGTCCGTTGATTCCGTCCAGTCTTTAAAGACATGGAGGATGTTCTCATGGGTACGGCCCGTGAGAGGATCATAGATGAAGCCTGATTCATCTGATAAAGCGGAGATTCTCTTTTGATGTCTCCACTCATGGCCTGATTCCAACAGACCAGCTCTGTGCTCACGTAAGTAAGCCAGTGTTCCCTGCGATATTTTTGCCGCAGGGGTTAGTAGCCACGCCAAAACGGCGTGCGACTTTGTCAGATTCCGTTCTTTACCGGGTTCTGAAATATGAACGATTTTTGCGTTCATAACTGGGGGCCTATACGGTCTCCCATCGACGATGAAGTCACTTTCATCGTCTTTGGTCCACTGTTCAAGGTGGATCCAATGGTTGAGCATCATTTGATAGCTCAACCAAAACAACGGACGACTATAGTCCGTTTCAGAGTCAGTCTCACGACTAACCTCGATATAGCCCTCAATTGAGTGGCTATCAAGATCCCGTATTGGGATCTTCCACTTGTGCTTTATAGCCAAGTTCAAGAGAATGCGTGCATCCTCCAGTTTACCTCCGTCTTTGACGAAAGTATCAACAGACGCTGAACCTTTCAGTGTCATTTCAATTCGAGCGAAAACATCCTCGAATAGTTCGCGAGCTTCTGCATCGCGGAATTTCCCCTGCCTCCCGGCAGATAGGAAATTGGGTGGAATCCCACCCTCATGCAGTCTAGATTGAACTGCAAGATACTGCAGCCGTGTACGGCGTGCAGGAACGTCAACAATTTCTCTGTTGACGGTATGTCGGAAGGCAGCCCTCCGACATTCGGCTATTGCGTTTGGCAAATAGCCCATCC